ACGTAAGTGTCGTATTCGTCTTTTGCCCCACTCGGTAATGAGTTTAAATACCCAATGCCTGATAGGTCTAACGAGCGCGTAATCGTTCCGTCAGTGGACGTGATAGTCAGCGGTGAAAATGACTGCAACCCAGCGGTGCGGTAGTAGTCGGTGATGTCGTACATACGGACATAATCGACTTCCATAACAGCATTTGTTGCATTGGTAGTGTTAGCATAAGATTGCTTAACGTATAATCTTGTATTTTCAGTAAATGTTTCGCCAACATTAAAAACATAACTAATGTTATACCATGTATTTTGTGTTGGATTTAATTGAATATCTACCTCGTATAAAGGAGTACCGCCGCCATCTCTTAAAATAAAAGATAATTTAGTACATAGTGTATTTGTTACTCTGACTCTTGCAACAACATATAATGTAGTGCTAATAACGGGATTATATGAAATCAAATTATATGTTTGTCCAAATATTGATGTTCCATCTGCTGTATTTTGTAAATAACCACCAGTAAGCCAAACATTAGTGGAATTATTAGCCAGCCACCCCGTAGTATCTGTCGCAAACTCCCCGTTACTAACCTTATTCGTCTGCCCGCCAGCGATAGCCTTAGCAACAATCTCGGCCGTTGTGTCGTAGTCGCCGAGATAAGCACTGACTTGTGAAGCGGTTTTATCGTGATAGTGAATACCATCGGGTGCGGTATTAGCAAGCGTCAAGTCGATAACTGAAATGTTTTTTAAAAGAATTGCAGTCCAACCACTAGCCCTTGCGTCCTTGATGTAAAAATAATAACTTCCGCTCGCACCTGCAGTGCCAATAACTGATAAAGTTTCATAACCAGCGCTTGCCGAGTGAGAAACGGTTGCAAAGTCCGTAGAGCCATCATTAAGATAAAATGAAACAGCGTTACTTGCTACACTTGCGGTAACTTTAATGTGATAAACGTGACCAGAAATAAGCGTGATAGCCTGTTTCAGTGTTCCGTTTTGAGCGGTTGCGGTAAACGAACCAACATTTCCAGTTACAGTAAATGTGCCGCTTGTCGCCGTCCAATTCGCCGTATTGATGAAATTGCCGTTCTTGATGAGCTGCGCGACCGTCAAGCCGTTTAGGCGTATCTCATTTAATCTTCCGTTCCAGTACGCGTCGCTGACTGGCGTGCCGTCTACGATGTCACCGAGCAGTGCTGGCGACATGCGACTGTGCGACTCGTTAAGATTCGCGTCATCGAGCGTGCCGATGTTGGCGTTGAGCGTTACGATGTCGGCTTGTGCTTGGTCGATATCGGCGTCTTGCACGATGTCGTTGGCTTCAAGAACCGCGACTCTGTCCTCTACGGCTTTGATTTCTTCGTAGGTATAGTGTAATAATCCAGTGGTCTCGTCATAGACTCCGAACGTTTTATCTGCGAGCAAGTTATGAATTTCGCCACCGATAATTTCGGTATATTTTAACAACGATGCCGTCGCACTTTCCATGCCGCCCTTGACGATACCAGCGACCGAGTCTGATGCGGCCGACACACTTTCTTGCCCCTCGTCAACCCAGTGCGAGGTTGTACCGTTATATTGCCAGACGTGATAATCAACGTCATCACCAATACCTTTATCATACACGACATCGCCGCCCGTTGGCGTATATTCAGCACCACCGACACCAGCGACAATCGAGGCGTTAATAACGATATCTCTCGCGCTTGCCGATAATGCGGCTAACGTTGCTGTGAGTTCATCGACGACACCGTACGGGTCGCCGCGACTCGTCAGGCCGTCTACACGGCTCGTGAGCGCTGCAACCAGCGCGCGAATGTAAGCGTGAGCGGTGTTCGCCTCGACTGTGCCGTTATGCGTTGCGATGTAAGCGTCGACCATCGCTTTTGTCGGTGTATTATTCTCACCGACCGATGTTACATAAGTCGGGTTGAGGTACGCGCCGTCCTTGTTCAATTTAGCGTAGACGTAACCGTTGTATAGGATTTCGACGGCGGCGTTAGTCTTATCAATTTTAACGCCGATTGATAACGGATTTGACGTTGGTAAGAAATACGTGTCACCCTGAAATTGATTTTGACCTGTGAGCACGTTATTACCAGCGAGCGTCGGTCGTAATGCGTCCGCAGCGTCCATTTGCCCCTTAGTGGCACCGTCAGTATCTAATACGCCATCGGCCATGTCGGTTATCTTCGTCTGGTCCATATCAAGCCCATCGCCACCGATTGTCAGTGACGATAATCCAGTAGTGCCATGCACGGTCAGGTTGCCTGAGATGTCCGCGTTGCCGTTGACGTCCAAATCCGTGATGGGCGTTGTGCCGTCAAGCACTTTGGCAATTTCCGCCGCGAGAACCTCGTCAGATTTTAACTTGGAATAAATCGGTGTGTCTTTATCGACGCCAGCCGTTTCCTCAGATGTCGTGCCGACTACCGCCGACACGCTGACCTTGGCCGCGGTCATGGCCGTGTTATTATTCACAATTTCTTGTATGATTAATTCAGTGCTGCTCGGCGTGTGCGACGGGTCGCCAGTCGAGATACCCGCCTCGAGTCCGAAATCTGCGGTACTCGTCGGGTCCTTGGTAACGTACGCGATGTGCTGCGACAGGTAATCTTCCCAGCCGTTAACGTCATCGAATACCCAGTCGGTATCGGTGTCGAGCACGCGCACATAATCGCCGTCGAGTGCTGACGGGAAATCCGCCTCGAGGAACGCGACGATATCGAGCACGACCTCGGTATTATACTGACGTACGCCCAGCACCTCGTCACCGAGATACCAGAACTCAGTTAGAAATCTCAACCCCGTACATTTCATAAGCGACATGTCGTTTAACACAGCGCCCGGAATCCGTGCCGACCAGTGCGAGTATACCACACCCCCCACGGTAACTTGGTCGATATAACCCATGACGAGGCGCTCGGTCGGTAACAGGCGCGGATTTGTCACGCCGTTTTTCAGACCTTGCAAGATAAAATATGCAGCGTTGTGCGTTGACACGGGCGCATAAATCTCGATGGTGTTCGCCTGCTCAGCGAACGCGCGGATCGGCTGCGTGGTCTGCGACTTGATTGTTAAATCCTCGTTATAATAAATAGTGTTTATATTCATTTTTTAACCTCCGTAGTCTGAGTCGGCGGTGTGGGGCGTGGCTTGTTAACCACGCCGACCGCTGTGATATTAATTTTTATTTTGTCCATGTTCTCACACTACGAAATCGAGATTGTTAAATCCGTGAGTGTGAACGTGCCTGCGTTCGTGTACGAGTACGGGGTAGGAAATTCATAATATGCCACATACGTTGTATCATGATATAACCCGACAGCCTGTACGACTTCACTGGCGTCAATAGCAAATACAATTTCAGCGTCAGACATCGCAACCGATGCGCCAGCACTCGTTCCTGCGGCTGCAGCAAAGTTAATTGTCTGTTTTGTCTTTTCAACAACGTTGGTAAATAATGACACCTTGTTAATTCCGTTCGTTGCATCCGTGAGTAAATCGAGCGTTAATTCATAACCTAATTCTTGAAATGCCATTTTTCATTTTCCTCCTATGAAAATATTTTATTGAGTTTTTCTTGCGTTGCAATCGTGCAGTTATTATCTAATACGTTACTGTTAATAGTGTATATGTAATATATCTCAGTTGCCTCATCGTAATATACCGCTAAGTCATTTTCAGGGAAAACAATTAAGTGAGTAACATACACTAACTTGCTTCTAGTGATACCGTTGAACATTTCAATTTGTATAGGCTGTGGTATTTTTTCCATACGTTCATAATAAGGCGTTACCGTTGTCGTGGTTGTTTTATCTGTGCACGATACTAACAATAATGCAATAATAATAATTATTTTTTTCATTTTGCACCTCTTAAATTATACATCTGTAATACGTGTATACTGGCGGTAAGTCGCCGTCTGATAATTTGAACACGCTGTCATAATACGCTGCTGTCGGTGCTGGCAAGCCCGTACCGATATAGTCGTAATATCCGGGGTCTGATATCTCAATCCAGTAATACTGTGCCTTAACTCCAGTAACCGCTGTCGAGATACTCATTGGCAACGTTGCTGTGCCATATTCGTACTGATAAATAACCTGTATGCCGTACGCTAATACATCAATTTCAAGTGCGAGTGCCGCGTCATCCGTATAGTTATATTGCAGTGTGCCTGATGCAGATACGTTAATAGTCAACTCTAATTCAGCCGTGTCATTACGCCATACTGGCATATATCCAAATGCTGATACGTCAATATTGAGTGATAAATACGCGCCGTCTGCCACGTTGCTCGATGTTACAACATCACGTAGTCTGCGAGATAATAATGCTGTGTAAATAGTTGTTGTGTCGTTGTTGCCTGCAATTATGATCTCGCCGTTATAAACCAACGCCCAGTACGTCATGTCCGATGCCGACGATACCGTGAGCACGTGTGTCGTGCGCAGATAATCAACGACGGGTGATGTCGCCACCGTGTCGTACGAGCGGATACGCTTGTCGATAGCGGTGTACGGCTTCGTGCTGACATACAGTGTTACTGTCGGTGCTGAGCCGTATTCCATAATGAGATTATTATATTTCGTGAACGCCGGCCCGATAATGATGTCATCAGGGCTGTCGGTCACGCACATAATTTGATACGTGATACCGAATCCAGCGTTAATATCCTTGTCCGCTGGGAATATCTCGCGCGACATATACGTCGTACCAGCGAGCGCCACGAGTGGATAATATTTACGTAGTGCCGTGTCCGTCAGGTGTGTCACACCGTCCGAGAGCACGTACGAGAAGTCCGTCATGCCGGCCGTCTCATCGACATAGATTATCGGGTCTTTATACCACGCACCGTTATCTTTCACCATACCGTTACCGGCTATCTGTGGGTGAGTTATCTGCGCGTGCATCGCGATGAGTGGTCCGTTACCGCTGACGAGCAACGGTAAATTAAGAGCCTTATTTGTGCCAAATTTATCGAGTAACGGATATGGTACTAAGTTACCAACATGCACAGGTAAGTCGTAAATTGTCGCCCAGTCCAGCACGTTCGTTAATACGTTGTGCGCCGTTGCTGTTAATTCGGTATCACTGTCATGCGCTTCCTTGCTAAATTGTAGGTAGCGCGTATATATAAGATTTGTCTGTACGCGCTTTTCAGTAAATGCGAACGGTGACGGCTCACGCGATACAGCATATTCGCCGTTAATATTCGCGTAGTCTGTGGCAAAATCCGCAAGGCACGTGATGATATTTTTATCGATGCTGTACCTGATATCGATAATAACGCCGTAACTGGAATAATCGTGCAATCGCCACCAGTCGCCGTCAGCGAGGTTGAACGTCTGTGTAAATCTGTATATCGGATGTCCGATTCTCTGCGCGAGCATCGACGCCGATTCCTGATAACGCTGTAACTCGACGATACTGTCTTTTTGTGGTGATAATATCGTCGTGTCGCTCATCGCACCCATGCTGTGCTTCTCAACCGTAAAATCAATATCGCGCTTCGGCTGATATCTAAATCTGCACTCGATATCCTCGGTGTCGAGGACGCCACCATCCACTGTAATCGACCATCCAAGGTCTCCCGATATGAGGTCGGCATACTGCACGCGTGCTGACTCACGGATAAACTGATAAATCGCGTTATATAAATGCGTAATATCTTGATTAAATATCACACCGTCATAGATACTAAATAATCCCTCAATGGTTGTGCCACCGATATTATAATATACTGTGTTCTGCTTCCATAGCGTTAGTGCGCTCACACCATCCCACTCATACCGCGGATTTTGCGTTATCGTGTTCGTTAGCAGTGCGTCGTATGCGTCGCTCGGTAAACACGCTCGCGTGAAATCAACGATTACGTCAACGTCTGTTAATACGTCAAGCACGCTGATTTTACACGGTATTGTCGCCACCGCTTCATATATCATGCCGATTTTACTATCAAATTCAAATTGTAAATCGCTTGTTTTAAATAGTGTGTTCTTCGTCCGCGGTGTCATCCACGTGTCGGCCGACGGAATATATATACCCACCCCATCCTCGCGGATAGCGTTACGCGCTTGAATTTTAACCGATGTGGCATATTCAATATCGTTGCTGTCTGACTGCTCTGTCTCAGCTGAGACAATAATAGGGTCTCTCAGTGTCGTGTACGCGTCCGTGTCAATTTTCCAGACGATATCATAATATACTCTCGGTACCACGTCCGCACGTCTGAATAAGTCCGTTATAATCTGAGCCATGTTCACGCCTGAATATTCCTTATTCGGCATCGTGAGCGCGTATATCGGGTCTGCTGGATTATATAGCATCAACGTTATACCGTGATAGAATTCCAACTCACGCTGATATATTGCCATGATCTCGCCGATGGTGTACGCTGGCACCCGTGTGAACGAGCGGTCAGCGGGCCATACCGTTTTAAATCTCAGCAGGCAGTCCATGAGCGCGATATCATGCTCGTACCAGCCGTTACGCACCGTGACAGGCGTGTCAGCCTGCACGACATAATGCAACACGTTAGCGTTCATATATATATCTACGACGTCGTTAACCTCATATCGAGCCTGACGTGTTGATAATATTTTCACAGTGCCATATACAGGCTCGCCCTTGCTGTTAGTCTCAGCGATGATTGTACCAGTGGCCTCGACTGTCACGCCGTTAATTTTTACTGATATTGCCACACTAATACACCCCCGTTGCCCCCATATTTATCCGTGCGCCTCTCAGAGCGTTATTACGCTCTGTGGCTCTGTTATCGCGTGTTACTGCTCTCTGGCGCTGTATTTCCCCGATGGTCGCCCCGACTGCTATCGTGCCAGCCGCAGCGAGTCCGCCGACGAGTATCGCTCCGCCGAGCCCAATACCCGTTATTAAATTGTTTATGTCGTTCTGCAATACCTCATTACCGCTCGTGGCGGCTATCTCAGTGCGCAGCACGCCGATAGCACGCTGAGCTACGACAGCACCCACTGCGAGCGCCGCGCTCGTCTGGACGGATATGCCCCGACCAGCCTGCGGACCGAGTGCGTCGGACGTCGGTGACTCAGGGCTGTGCGGGTCGTCGCCCGGTATGGATTTATAAGCATATAAATTATATGTCGAACGGTCGAATGATACCATATTTTATGCCTCCACGAAAACGCAGGTGAGGCGCTTAACGCCGTTAATAGTCTGCGTCTCTGTTGCCTGCTGACACGTCATCGTCCACGACTTGACGCGCGACGGCGTGACGCCTGCGAACGTGTCCGTGACCGTGTACGTGGTCGTGAGCGACGATTTACCGTCAACCTCATCCAGTAACGCTGTCTCGCCGTTATAATTGAACGTGAGGCTGATAACAACCGCACGGCCGATGGGCTTGTTGTAGTCGTTCGCGGTCGACGATTTCACGTCACCAGTATAATATCTGCGTGTCGACGTCTTCGTCGCGCTGATAATATCCAGCGTGCTCGCACCGACCGTCCACGTGGACTGCTGACCGTAATTACCATGGCCGAGTTCTGTGACGTTCATCGTGACTGTAACTAATAAAAATTTACTGTTACCCAGTTGCACCATACCATTTATTTTCGGCGGTGTGGTCTTGAACGCATATTTGTGTGTGTCGGTCATCGTCACGACCGCGCCTTGCAGTGTGTCGGTGACCGCTTTTATATGCCCGTAACCGAGATCGACTGTCGAGTCGTATATCAACCCAGCAACGCGCACGAGTACGCCGAACGATACCAGCCAGTCGTAGCGGTGATTATCCTCGACGAACGGCACGGCCTCCGCGACCTGCAACGCCACTGGGGAATATTCCACAGCTTCCTTGACGAGTTTACCAGTCACGGTGTCGTAGGCAGTTAATGCCTCGTCGTGTAGTTGAAATAAAAAGTCACCACGGTACGACGAGCCGTCCGTGTTAGCGTTCAACTGCGCTACGAAATAATCATATATTTCTTTAACCATTATACCCGCCTCCTGACTGCACTATATCCAGCGCACCCTGCTTCAACATATCTGTCGAGCCACGCCGTCTTACCTTCTCGCTCATACCAGCCGAGTCCGCGCCGTATAATAACGCGCCGACCGTCTGCTGTGAGATAAATCCTTTATTTTTAACTGAGAAAATTGTACCTTCCTCATTATACACGATATAATTTACTCGCTCGGTGTCGTAGCGCGCTAACAGGAAATGCTCGGTCTCGTAAAACGACGCGCCGTTTAAAAACATATTACCCGTATCGTATGGCATATTTCCCACGACGATATCGCGGAATTCGCCGAGATTCATCACGTCGTAACTATTACGCGGTCAACGTGTCCGGCACCACGTCTGGAATTATTATCGCCCGCGACGTAACGCTTCTCGGGTACCTCGGTTATGCGTACCGTCTGGTTATCGGCGTTAATGATCGTGTCATCAACCTTGAAATCAATATCGGCGTCGGTGATATACCGCCCGCCTGTACCCCTGATATTCATGCCGAGAATAACCGACAGCGAGCGTTGCTCGTTGAGCGCGTTGGCATAAAATACTGTCTGCTCCCCGTACTCATCAACGTGCGTGAGGCGCAGGTTATTATATTTCGGTTTAGTTCTCACTGATTTCACCCGCCGTATACGTGAAATTCAGGTCGTAGTCGCGTTTCTCGCTCGGGTCCAGTAAATCTGCCTGACGGAGTTCCTGATACACCGTAGGTGGCATTACGTCCTTAGGGTTGTCAATATACGCGTTCAGGTCCATACCTGACTCGATAGCGCCCTTGACCGCCTCAACCATGGCGAGCATGAGGACGGTAACTTCTTCCTGTGCGTTATCATAAATTTTCTTGCGCATGTATTTTTTATGTATGAATTTATCCTTCGCGCGCCGTTGGTCGTAAATTAACCGATAGACCGCGTGACTGATAACCTTAATCGCTTTATTAACATCGGCGCCGTTCTTGCCCAAAATATTGCGGATTTCCCCGTCGCTGTATGTGGTGTAATTGGTAATCGCGTCAATATTGATATAGTATTCTTGCAAATCCATATCATATTTTATATACGTACTCGTTGCTAATGCCATGGTGTGTTACCTCCCGATTATGTGATTATATAAATCAAGGGGCAAGGGTCAAGCCCTTACCCCCTGTGTGATAATAATGTTATGCTAAATCTTCGGTGGCTGATACGTCATGAATCTTCAAAATGGCTCTTGATGGATTCGTGAGTTTGTATCCTGATACGATTTCAACCTCAGCGACGACGCCGTTGTAACGTGGCATGCCATCCCAGATACCGACGACGTTAACCGATGTTACTGCGGAGAATGCGTCATGATCGTACACGATGAATTCGAGAATGTCCGTGCCAGCTTGCCATGCGATGTTGGCCCCGGCGTTCGGTGTGGTGAGGTTTCCGGCTGCGCTTTGTAAATCTTCGTATTCAAATACGTTCAAGCCAGCAATACGGCCGACGTATGCATCACGTACGACTTCGTTGTCGAGATCAACTGAACGTTGGAATTCGTCTGATTTAAGCATGCAGCCATATACCGCTGGTGTGACGATGATAGTGTCTGGGTTGGCTTTCAAGTCTCTGAGCGCTTGGCGTGCATCGACGATAATGCCGTATACAGTGCTATCTGTACATGCAACGGTGATATTTTTAGCGAGTCTGACGTTCGGTTCATCAACGATGGCCGAAGCGGCTTCGATGTTCCACGCTGCTTTTACTTCTTGTACAGCGGTTTCAAGTTCAGCAGCCGCGATGCCGTACGCTACGGATGCGACTGTCGCACCGTAAATCTTACGAGCACGGTTAAATTGCTTGTTCAGAGAGATGGTGATAATGCTGTCTGCAACGACTGTTTCGTTGAAGTCAGCGCCCGGCACTGTGGCCGATACTGTGCCTACGCCGGGTTTATGAACCATAATTTGACCGGCAGGCCCAATTTGGTATTTGTCAGTGAAACTCACGCCGGGCTGGAATACGTTACCGGCGAATAGATTCGGTTCGACTAGCGGTGAAAATTTATCGTCGACTGTGTGCCCTGTCGATGCTGGGTATAATAGATTTGCCATGATTTAATCCTCCTATGGATTATTTTTTACTCTTGTAATATTTCCGATATCGTGGGTCGTTCGCCATATACGCTTCGGCTTCCGTCTTGTCGCTTGGCGGCGTCGTGTTTTTCGGGTCCTGTAGCCCTACTTTAATCACGCCGTTCCCTTTCAATATCGGGTATTTCTTAATAACGCTTTCGAGTTTCGTCGGGTCGTTCCCCGCTAATTTCAGAGCGTCCTCGATGTTATCGGGATGAATTCCCAACTGGCTCGCTTTCATCTTGCTCTCATATGCCAACTTCTCAGCCGCCCATGTTGCTTTCTCGGCTTTATATACAGCGAGTTCGTCTTGTGCTTTCTGTGCTTCGGTCTTCTGGCTATCGAGCAATTCTTTTACTTTCTTTAACCCCTCAGCCTCGAACACATTTACGCCAAGTTCCTTGGATAACTCTTTCAGAATTTCCTGTCTTGACGCCTTCGGGTCCGCTGGTGCTGGTGTTGGTGTTACTACCTCCGGTACAATTACCGTGTTTACGTCTGGCATTTTATTCCTCCTATTTTAAGCCTGTCGGCTGTTAGAATTTATATCACGCACGAGCGACAGCCCTGCGATAATACCTACACTTAATAACTCGGTCGGCGCTACCATCGTGCTCAGCGCCAGCGCTGCGAGCAGCGTCTGTCCTGCGTCGCCTGCGCCCTCGTACGGTGTGCGGACCGGCTCGACGTCGTCAGCGATATTGACAGCGCCCATCCTGTAATACGGCACGCCTGCGCGTCTGAGTTCCGTCCAGACAAATCGGCCCTTGCTCGATGCGTTGAGCAGGTCGTAATATCTGTCACCGCTCGTCGGGTATCCGTACGTCGCGCCCCCGTGAAATCTCACGATGAGCGTCTCGCCGTCCTTGGCTACCGCTGATACGTTGCTCGATACCACGCTACGAAATCCTCGGCGTGCGAGGTATTTGCTCTCGCCCTCGGTGTGCACGAGCCGTTGATATTTCCTGTTCTCGTTAAGCGCTTTCAGGGGCATCCGGCGTCACCGCCTCAGGTTTCTTCTTTTTATTTTCTGTTAACATCTTTCTTGCTTTTTCTTCCGGTATTTTCAAGAAAGTCATAAGCATTTCAAGTGCTGCCTCAAACGATAATACACCGTTATTGTAATTATCCACGATAGAAACTGCTGATTGAATTTGAGCGCCGTTTAATAAAGTATCTTCAACAGTACTCTGCTCCGGTGTAGCCTCCGGTGTAGTCTCCGGTGTGGCATTATCTACATCAACCTCTGGCTCGGCCTCAGTCTCCTGCTCGACCTCGATTATCTCGACGTCCTCATCTTCAAGCACCTCATTATCAGCGAGGTTATCCGCCTGCAGTGCTGACATCTCGGCCTGCGAGATGCTGTTATAATTGTTCTCGAGTTTTATCCGCGCTGACATCGCATATTGCTCGCGTGCGGTCATGTTGTCGTGGACGTAGCGCACGCCACTGAGAATATCCCACGACGTGCCGAGTCCGTTGCGCACTTCCTCGGTGCGGTCGGCCTTGGATTTGATGATGTAGTCGTTAAATGATACCTTGATATCGAACTCAGGCAGCGACGTCACGCCTGTGTTTATGAGATAAAATTCCAGTGTGATTTTCAAAAACTCTTGCAGGAACTCAGTCCACATCTCGGCTTTTTTATTCCGTGTACGGATGCTGACTTTCTCGCGCTCCTGCTGTGACTGGTCTGACGCTGCGGTGCTCTCGAGCCCCGTCGCTCCGACCGTGAGTGGCGACAACCCCGCGTTGTTAAGCAGGTGCATCGCCCATACCTTGTATGACTCGAGGTGCTTCTCGACGCGCACGTCACCTTGGTGATAGGATATTTTCTGCTTCTCGACGTTCTCGCTCGGCGAGTCAGCGAACAATATATGTTCCTTGACAAATCCGTCAGGGTACACGTATTTACCGTCTGTGCCTTTTATCATGAGTTCTTCGGGGAAATATCTGTATAATTTCCCGTCGCGGAATTCCTGTATCCACGTCGATATAATCTCGTCGATGGCATCGAACGCGCCATACGATCCGGCGTAGTCGCTCTCACCGATAACCGAGTAACGGAACTCGCTGTTTGGTAATTTGTTAGCCTTATACATCGACAGGCGCTTATAATATCCGTCGAACGATATGCGTTTCAGGTCTCGCGTCTGCTCGAGTTCTTTTAACGATGCGAGTTTCCACTCGCCCTCGCTGGTCGAGAACATCAACTCCTCGAGCTTATAGTCGATATACGAGCCCTTGCTGTCGACGCCGTATATCTCGCTCAACCTGAATTTACGGTTGCCCTTGTCGTAGTAGATGAAAAATATATCTTCCATGATGCGCCCACTCACGACGGTGTTCGTGTAATTCTCAGGTTCCCATACCTCGATTATCGGGTAGTCGCTCAGTGTCGGATTCCATGATAGTTTTAGCGACGTGCCACCCGACCACGACTCGGTCTCGATAGCCTTGGCCAGTACCATGGATTTGAATTTGTTATCGGTGAGTATCTCATCGAGTTTCTCTTGCAAGCCCACCTCGTCGTCACCCTCGACAACGATATTGTATCCGTTGCTGATGAGCAGGTCAACCATCTTCTCGGATATCAACTGCGGAAATCCGCTATGTATCTTCCTGAAATTGGTGTCAACCTTCGCCCAAAAATAATTGAGCGACTCCTGCTGGCCCTTGCGATGAAATTTCGGTGCTTCCTTCGTGTAAAAATATTGTATGTCGGTCTCGATACCACTGTACCATACCGAGTTTTCAAGGATACGGCGCGTCAGGTGTTTATCGTTGTGTGTGTCATGCAATTCAACTAACAGTGGATTATACTGCATCATGCTTGCGCCCCCTTTTTTATGTTCTGCAATTCTCTTATCAATTATCTTATCTAACCATTTCAACTCTCGTCACCGCCTGCGGGTTGTATCTTAACCATCTTGCTCAGATAATTCGCATGTCCGTACTCCACGGCATCCACGCGGTCCTTGTGTATGTGCACTGGGAACGCTCGAATTTCCGTCTTGCTCGTCTTGTCGTAATACGCCTTGGCGAACGACTCGTAGCATCGCACGGTGCGTGGTGTGAATAATAACCGCCCTTGGTCGAGCAGCGATATGCCCACGTCGACGCGCTGCGTTATCATGTATTTATACGCGTTATAACACCGCATATTAACCTGACGCTTCAGCCTGTCGTCCATCGTCAGGCGCATTATCTTGGCCGCGCTGTCGATAAATACACCCTTCATATACATCGAATATCGCTCGTAATACGGCATAAACCACTCGATAAATTTATTCCATATCTCGTCGTGGTTCGCATCCGCGAATTCCAGCATGTCAACCACGATGTGCTCGCGGTATCCTCGCGTGAACACGTTGAGCGTGAACACGTTATTATCCGTACCACCGACGTCCTGCCCCACGGTTATTATCTCGATGCCTCTCGGCTTCAAGAAATCTAAATCACCTGTCAGCATATCGAGCTGTATGATGTTGCGCGCCTTGTCCATGTAGTCGGCGTATATCGCACCCTCACGGATGCCACGTATACCGAGTATTTTCGTCTTCCACTGATATGAATTCTTCGGTGTGTTGTCTATCAGGTTCTTGCGCTCAGCGAGCGTCATGGACGGATTATCGTCGAACGTGAAGAAGTAATATCGGAACGCCGAGTTCGGCTCCTGCGTCTCTAATTCCTTCCACGTCTCGCGCGGTATCTGTGATGCCCACTTAGCCAGCGGGCGCCCCTTGTTCATGTAGTCCGTATATACTGGAATGTCCGGATCGCCACCGTTGCACGACGCGTACATAAATCCGCCGTTACGGAACGTCCGTATAAATGCCTCGCTCACGAACTCGTCGTCCGCGATGTTAATTTCCTCGATGTTAAATCCGTGTATCGTCAAGCCCAATATCGACTGCCAACGATTCTTATTATCATACCCGACCAGATATATTATCTTCGCCCGCCGTCCGCTAGCCCTCACGATGATGCGCGCACCACCCTGCCCAGCTGACGTGTACTCGCATATCGGCCTGAATATATTAAAAAATGATGCCTCGTTCTGTATGAACATGCGCTCCAGTACCGGTACACTCATGCCCGCAAGCACGAACTGCGTCCGGTCGTCCGGCTCAGTTATCACCCGTAAAATGAACGCTATGCCAATAATAAACGACTTCGACGCGTTGGTAACGCCTTCGGCAAATATAACCTGTGAGCGGTCCTTGATAATATCTCGGTGCTTCTCGAGCAGGATTACGTCATCGAGCGTCATGCCGTCGCCGTGCTCGTGCTCGCTACTGTGCTCTCAGCCGCGCGAGGTTGCCGTGCGAGCCTGCGGAGCCACTTACCGTACTCGGTGTACTGCTCCTCGGATTTGAAGCCTGACAGGCCGAATATCGAGCGCTCAGCCTTGCTCAGATACTCAGCGTCAACCAGCTTGTATAACTCGCGATAATATCTCGCCGACCACTCACGCACGTGCTTGACCTGCTTCGGTGCCTTGAGCATCGCCATGAGATATTTACGGAACAGGTACATCAAGCCCATCACGATGAAGAATTTTATACCATCATCGAGCGGCTGAGATTCCAGCACACGCTCGAACGCGTATATCTTATTAACCACGTACCCGTCGATGGACTCGTTATATGCGTACGACTGATTATCAGTGCGTACGGTCGAGTCGTCGCGCCACTGCCAGAGATAGCCGAGGTCCTTGCTCATATAAATTTGCTCGTCCGCGTTGGCGTAGCACTGACACTGGGTGTTGAACCCCACGTCCTCGTTCGCCCGCGTCTCATTAAATCGGATATTATGCCTGTCGAGAAACACCCGACGGTATAACTTACTGTGCATCCATACCATGTCGTTCTCGCGCAGGTGCAGGTTGTGGTCGTTCTTCTCTTCCATAAAATTACAGCTCACGACCGCGATTTTATCGGTCATGTTCCTAGCCATATAATACAGTGACAGCGACGTCAGATACGTGTCGTCAGCGTCCACGAACGATATGAACGGCTCGGTCGTGTGGTCGATACCATACTGGCGCGCGACGCCCGGCCCCACGTTCTCAGGTAGATAATATATCGTCGCTGGGAACACAGTCGTCACATAGTCGTACGAGCCGACGGGCTCGCCGTCAACGACTAAATAAACAGAAAAATCGACATGACGTTGCATGGCGATCGAATGTAATGTATTTTTAATAGTGTCGTGCGCTTTATAAACTGGAACAATAACAGCGATATCACTCATTTTTATCCCCCAATTTATCAACGAACTTGTCGAGCGACGATCCGAAATCCCCGGCGCCGACAGCGAGTTCTTGTTTATCACGCCAGCCGAAGTTCTTGAGTGCGAATATATCCCCCGCTCGGCCGTAGTGCCGTAGCGATAATTCATAAGCGTGCTCGACCTTGAGCCGAGCCATCTCGGTAATGTTTTTAAATTCAGGTTTTTTGTTGTACTCGTAAAACGTATCCTTGTTAATGTTCAGATAAATACACAGCCCAGTAATGGTAATATCCTCGGTTGGTGTGGTGTCAAAATACTTATCAATTTTTTTGCTTAATTCGTCTGGGGTAAATAAAAATTTAGGTCCACATTTATGGGGAGTAAGATTTGACTTTTTTTTTGAGTCGGTTATCTTAGTCACAAATCATCACTCCTTCTCATAATAATTGTAATACGGTAAATGTTAAAGCGCAAGAGAAATGTTATAAAAATAAGAGAAACCGCCGATGCGCTTATAAGGTAATAAGGTTTTAAGAGCGCGAGAGAACATAATTTTGCTCATTTTAATATAAACTAACTCTTGCGGTATTTTCAAAATAAATGCGTTGTAATCGTTATAAAGTTCAGTAGCAAGAGTTCTACCTAGTTTTTTCACGCACCGATGCTCGAGCCAAAATTTGACCGCTGGGATAAAATCTTCCATATAAATCGCCCCCACAATTATAGTATCATACCCATTCACAACAGTCAATAAAAATATAAAAGTTTATTTATGCACATTATGCACTTATTACATTCGAGTAGATAGTTTTAGTACTTTTTAATAACTTTCTTACGTATACATATACGCGTGTTGAAATATGAAAATGAGTAAAACTATCACCTATCGTACGCATCGTATATGCACCTGAAAATAAAAAACCGCTAGATTTAGCGGTCTGTTGGTTGGTCGGTTAAAATTGGTAAAATAGCATGGAATTCCGCGATGTTGTAAATAACGTAAACGGCGAAGCCCCGCGAGCGTAATTCCGCATGTAAATCGAGCTGTACCTGAGTTGGCTTGCGCGGATGTATCTTGGTCTCGACGAACATAATCCTGCCCCCACGGCCTAGGAGCATGAGATCGGGGAAACCGACGGGCAGGCCGGTCGAGAACATCGTGCCGTCAGCGGTGAGCACCGAGCCGACGTTGACCTTCCAAGCGATGATATCATGCTCGCCACACACGAGGCGTATCTCGTTACCTAGCCGGTGCTCGGGGGTCATAGTGCAGGTACCCCGACCCAGTCAGCCGAGCGAGCGAGGTAGGCCACGCGCTCACCCACAGGGATGTTGTCATAGATGGTCGCGCCGCGCATATATGTCACGTGTCCCTCAGTGCTGATAATAAGCCCACCACGCGTGTTGAACGGTTGCATGATCGTGCGTATCTCGTCGTACGGCTTGCCAGTCGCTAGCGCGAGCGCATCACACCAGCAGTCGGACGGGTTGGTGTTATGCCTTGGTACGAATTTTATATTCACGCACAGTCGCCTCCCTCGCCGCAGCGCGCCTAGCACGCTCGCGCTCGTGATATTTACGTCGCTGTGACACGACATGCTCACGCTGACGCTGCAGGCGCTCAGCGATGTTCATATACGCGGCGCGGTATGGTGTGGAGGTCACGGACGAACTACTGTCAGCGGCGTATCTCATCTCGTTGATGTTCATTTAGTAGCCTCGTGGATGTTGCCGACGAGTTCAAAATATGGTGATAAAGGCATATTGTGTCCGCCTTCAAATTCAACATAAATACAGTTCTCATCTTGCTTAACTTCCAGTGGTTTTGACCAGTAGTTGAACATAACCAAGTCGCCAACGTAAACGTCTTTACCGTTCTTGTCTTGCTTCCAGAATTGTTCAAGAATCATGTCGTGATTGTGATACTCATTTCTGTCATACGCAATGTCCACTATATCGCCAGTAAGATGCAAAACCATGCAACAATTATCTGTTTTTCGAATGTCGCTATCATAATAAAAGGTTTTCTCGATCGTGTCCCATACGCGAAACTTAATCTCTCTTGCCATCTTCGTCCACCTCGCTATTCGGATCGGCGTGTCCGTGCGCCTCGTAGAAACAGCCTATTAGCGTGATGAGATGAGGGGGTAATGGAATTAATATTTTAATATCTCGTCCAATATCGTATTTCATAATAATCACCTTATTGCCCTCATAAAATTTATTGTTTCTAAAAACCAAATTAGAATTTGGAAATTCCTCTTTTATCGCCTCGCACACCTCGTCCGCCGTTGGGGACGTGAGGGATCGGCGTAATAGTTCATATTCTTCTTTGAAAACGGATTTAATAGTTGCTTCGCCATAATCGTTTAAACCTCTATTGCCAATAATTTCTAACGCCTGTATCGCTGTCATGTCGGGCATGGTTAGTCCCTCTCGGCGGGTTGCGCCATGTAAATCGTTGCTTTATAAATATTGTTGCTTACCCATACTGATGAATTTAACGCAAATCGCCATTTTGATATTTTTTCAAGTTTTTCAAGTAAAAGAGTTGGTTGTGTTACGTCTTCGTCAAACGCTATTTTGCTTGTTTTATAAATCTTTCCGTTTGCACATTCGACACGCATATAACCGTTTTCGTTAAATGTTATGCTGATAATTTCGAGTTTCGTTTCAACTTCCGCACTATCATATTCTTGCTCATATTCTTGATACCTTACGTTTACGCCCCAATAAGCAAATACGAATAGAGCAATAACAGACAAGACAACGAACACTTGCAACGCTATTAAAAGCAGTTTTTTCATCCCCTACTCCTTGCTGGCGGGTTGCGCCTGTAAATAATCCATTATCGCTTGACTCGCAAGTATTCTACGATGGTTGTTTCTACTGTGAACCTCTTTAAAATACCTGAATATAAATAACGGAACGACTATGTTGTAGATAATTCCAAGCGTAATGCTTTGAAACTCTAGCACGCTTTTATAGTCGGTTATTGGTATTAATTGCATTTCTTTGTAGAGTATAATTGCTTTAATAATCACCGATAAAATATAAACAGCCATGATGATAACGATAATTAATAGATATGTGTTCATTCCCCTACTCCCCCTTAACGTATTGCCATGATTGCGGTGCTTTTGTAAGCGGAATCCAATGCGTGCCATCGTGCCATTTATGAAAGTTCCACGATGAGAATTCGTTTAGTTCTTTCGGCCGATCGAATATCACGAGGTCGTCAATGTGCCAAGCGCGTATTACTGATTGTTGTTCATCAAATCTCTTTTTGCCATAATCGAACATTTCAGTGAATGTTAAACAACTTTTCTTTAACAAATCACTTTTAATTTCCTTTGAATACTCGCAACCTATTTGATTATCAATTCCGCGATAAGTAATTTCAAAGTTTAACGGTTTTTCTAAATAGTATGTGTCCGCCTTATTCAGCGTGAACTTGGCGACTACGATGCCGTTTAAGAAATTGTCTTTTGAGTAAGGAAGTTCACATCCCATAATTTCAACGCTACAGCCATACTTGTATGCTTTTTGGTTTGGCAATATATACAAATCATCATTTGCAAATTCCATACAACCAACTCTAAACTTGCTTTTATTTTTCGTCACATAAATGTAAACCTCGCACGGTAACTCTTTCGGAACGCTCTTGCGTATCTCAACGGTCTTCGTGCCGTTCAAAATCTTTTCAGCCCATTCAGGGCGAACGCTTAACATAATTTGGGTCATTTTAAGCCACCCAATAAACTATTCCTAATAGAGCAAATGCCCCAATAGCCCCAACAACAATAGCGCTGATATAAAAATATGCTGGGTTGTCTAAATGTTCAACGTGCCAATTCCATAACTTTTTCATTTCACCACTCCTTCTTTCCGCAACTCTGCGAGGTCTGATTGCGCTTGCTTACTTCTTGCTACTCGAAATAATTCAGGAAACATATAATCACAATGAATAACAATTAATCCACGCCAACCATAACGTTTACAATACGCACTTATCGGTGTGTCATGTAACACAAATCCCAATCTCTCTAACACTTCTTTGTCGTGGGCGGTCATATAATCACGCTCATAATGTATGCCCATAAACTTAGCGTGGTAACAATAATAATTGACACGATAATAAGCGCACGCCGTTGTCGGTGAAGGTTACGAACATAAATCATTTTTTGTCGGTGGAAGTTGTGGGCGGTCATGGGCGAGTGCCTTCGATCTCGGCGATGAGTTCGTTAAGAACCCTTGCGACTTCATCTTGCCAATCTGGGTATCGTTGCGGATCAACGTCAAACTCTTCATTAATGCAATCTTCATAATAATCGCGTTTCGCTTTCACCACTTCGAGCGTCTTGTCGGTAGAGAGGGCGGATGAGATGAGTTTAAAATCTTCATCATCAATCAAGTCTTTTGAGCCTGTAAGATACCCACGCATTTTTATTCTTTCTATCGCCTTTTTCAGTTCTTCGGTCATTTTTCGTTGCCTACTTTCAATAGATTGGTTTGTTCTGCAAGTAATGAATCTGGGTAGCCATCTTCTATACACGCAACCCAATTATCATGATGTTTAAAATATGCAGATAGTTGTGTTTTCAACCCCTCAAGTTCTTTCTCTGTGGCTTCGGATTGGGTGATGTAATCGAGCCAAAAATCATCTTTAGGTAAACACACAAACTTTTCTTTTAATTCATTAATTCGTTTAATTCTTGCTTCTTCGTGCTTATTCATTTTCTTTCCCTTCCGCGCCGTCTTGGGGCGCACAATCATAAATTGTCATTTGGTTAGGCTCTAAACCTCTTATACGATAAACTGCACCAAATAATTTAGTAACATAAGCTCTTTTTTGTGGTGACATTAAAGCCAATTCAACTTCAGTATGGTTTAATCCCATTCCATAAGGGCAACCAGCACAACCGGTTTGATTAACCCATTGATAAATACTTGGGAGTTCAATGTTATATTGTTTGTAAATCTCATTCATAAGTTCTTCTGAACAATCCCATAAGGGTGTAAATTTCTTGTCTTGCGTGAAACATGATTTATAACGAGATTTTCTCATTTGAGATTCACTTGCCATAATGCCTAATATTGCTTTTCTTCCACTTTCTTTTTCATAATCATGTGATGGTTTTTTCTTTAAATGATAGCAACATAGATTTGATATTTTAGGCAAACGATCCGCAAGCAACAATTCTCTTGCGTTATTGTTAAGTTTAAACATTGTTTCACCATCATTCCGAGTTCCGTTAATATACATCATTACAGATTTGGTGTGGTTGCCTCTTTGATAACGCCCAATAATATCATCGGAATTCTTACTAAAACAAGGTGAGCCATACTGTTCTATAACTTCATGTGGTTTAAGTTTCGGAGTTAGAACGACATCGGCATACTTAATCATTCTTGAGCTTATTTCAGGAAACTCCATGTAGGTATTAACTGAAACAATCTTGATTTTTGCGTCATGTAAAATTTCTTTGATAAACCAATAGAGAAAATGAGAATCTTTGCCACCGCTATATGCGAGATAATATTCATCAAAATTGATTTTAGCAAACTTGCTTTTTAAATCTTCAATATAGAAATTAACAGCCGTCATCCCACTCTCCCCCTTCCGCACCTCGTGCAGATGTAACGCTTCTTTCCGCTGTATGTTCGCCCGTCCTCTCGGTAGCGGTGGCCGATGAGGTGGCAGAGAAGCGAGATCATGAGTTATCTCTTTTCAGATAATTACATATCTCATAAACGTTCGCTTCTACGGTGCAAAACATTCTTTCGGTAAATGTTTTATTGATTTGCCCGATGGATTTATAGCCAAGCTTATTCATGATAAAATCTTCTCGGTTGTTAAAATTTATTGAGTTGCCGTTGGCGTCAAACATCTCAATACACGATGTGGGAAACCGCACCTTAACTTTTAGCGGGTCGTCATACGGAAACGTTGAGAACAAAATCATGTTGCCAATTCTAAATACTAAATATCTTCTATCGCCATCAAGCGTTTCAACCGAGTATATTTCATCGTTGTCGCCGTCTGTCATTGTGTAATAATGAAGTATTTTTGATCGCGCCATCGTTTCTAATTGCTTGATAACTTGCTTTGCTGAACAGTCTTTATAACCCAAATACGCGCCCGTTCCTGAAAAGTATATCGTGTGAATCATTTTGATGAGCGGTAGTTCCCAATCCCTAATCGTTCCTGATACGAGCCACGCTTTTATTTCTTTGTCAACTTCATCAACGTGCTTTCCAATGTCGGTTAAGTGTTTTTCGTGATTGATAGCTTGCTCGTCAATGAAACTAAATATATCAAGTTGTCGTTCCATCTTTCTCGCCCTCTATCTTCTTAACCAATTCTGTTAGTATTTCCCTGACCTGCGCCTTGCTGTTAATGCCCGATAATTTAAGTAACTCTATGCAACGCTGGAGTTGTGAGGTCATAACGTGGGCTCCATCATATCGAATATGTCATATTGCACGATAGCTGATTTAATTCTTGCGTTTGCTATTTCAACATACTTCGGTTCTAATTCCATACCGATATAATTCATCTTTTCTTGCTTTGCTGCGATAGCGGTTGTGCCACTACCCATGAACGGATCGAGAACAATACCGCCTTTTGGTGTAATCATCCTGCATAGATACCGCATGAGTTCAAGTGGTTTAACTGTTGGATGTATGTTGCGTTTTGGTTGCCACCTTCCATAAGGATTCCCGCTTTCACCTTCAATCGCCTTTTCCATGTGATTTGGTCTGAACTCTGCACTTGCGGTATATTCTTCCTCAAACCCCCATAAACCCTCGTTGCGTTCGCCCTGTGAAGCCTTAGCGGTGTAAAAGAAACGTGAGGCAGAACCGCTGTCGCCGTAATTGTCTGGTGCATTTTGTGTGAAGTCGGTCTTTGCAAACCCTAATTGATAAAGGTTTTCGGGCGCCGCTTTTCGTTGAGAACCTTGTTTGAATGTTCCGCTGCTGTTTTCGTTCGGAAACAACTTAACGACTTCATCGCTTCCATCGTGGATGATGTTGGCGGGGAAACGACCGAGTTCAAGCGGGTAAATATTCCTGTGGGCTTCATCTCTTCCGGCAACTTGTGTATCGCTGTTTGATATGCCTTGTTGTTGTTGTTCACGCCCATCTCCAACCCTACACCCATCAATGTTCAAACCGCCTGTGCCGTATTTCAAAACATTTTCAGCAACAGTGCCTTTGAGTGGCTTACGGCATAAAGTCCATAATTCCATCGCGGGTTTCAGTGCGGTTCCCCAGCCTTGCCATTGTTGCGCTTTGGGGGTTACTGGCTCCTCTTTTTCGGTTCGTTCGTAGTTAGGCGCTGTCATTGAACCGTTTTCACTTATAATTTCACCGTGTTTGCCACGCCAATAACCTGCGGTTTTATCTATCGCCTTGCTAATATCTAAACTTTTCGGGAATCCTGAACCGTAAACCCACGCGACTATATCTCGAATTTCAAACCCAGCATCCTCAAGGTTTACAGCCATTCGGTGCTGTGTGCGTGTTCCGCAAGCCACAAGTGCGTGTCCGCCGGGTTTCAAGACTCTTAAAACTTCTTGCCACAATTCAACAGTAGGAACGTCGTAATCCCACTTCTTGTTCATAAAACTTATTCCGTATGGCGGATCGGTTACAATGCTATCAACCGAGTTATTTGCCATTTGCTTGAGTAAGTCTAAATTATTTCCTAAATGTATCGTATTAAGTTCTATCATCTCCTTAATCCCATCTGCTCACACCGTAATAGCGGTCAGGATTCACCGCAAGCTCGTGAGCGTCCTTATATTCTTCGCAAGCGTCATCGCGGAAATAATCGGTTAATTCATCGCGGTATAATTCCTCATCCTCGCCGTCAGTATAGCCGAGTGCTATAAGCGCACGCTGTAAGTCGCTTTCTTCCACCTCGAACTCGAAGTCGTTGCCGTCAAACTCGTATGTGAGGGTCATTTCCCCTCTACTTCCTCTCTCTGAATCTCTTTCCCCTCTCGGTAAAACTTTCCGCCTTGATACGTGATATTACCTTTTCGCCACATCGTTTTTGACTGGCGCGTGAAGCCTAAGGCGGTTAATTCGTGGCCGGTAAACATCTCGATGATGCTGTTAGTGAGTTCGCTGTTTTTCATTCAATCCACCCCAGTTCTTTCATCTGTTGCGTGATGGCGAAGATTTCAGCACCACTAAATCCATAATCGGTTTCATTATTAATTGATACGGTATTGTCTATTTCCCAAAACATTAATTCTTTTTTAGCGCCATTACAAGGTTGTTTCCATTCATAATGATTTCCAATGAATCCAAACCCTTCTCGATAATATTTGTGCTCATACCCCAATTTCTCGAACATCTCTTTTGCGGTCATCATCTTTCCCCCTTTTTAAGCCCGTAGGCTGATTTTATACCGCCGTGCGGTAAATTATACCCTCGTGAATTAAAATGTCACAGAGGGCCGTTTCTGTGTGAAATACGCTACGTCCGTCAAGCATGTACGCGTACCCCGTCCACGAGACCGTGTGTCGGACTCCGTTCGCATCCTCGAGATCGAGCGAGTCGCCACGCATCTTGATACCGATGAGATACTCCGTTAGTTTCTTGCGCATGTTCTCGCCCGACGTGGCTTACTGCCGTGGTGTCTTACTGGCTTGTCGCTGAGCCAGACCGTCAGCGCGTCCTCGATGGCGAGCGAGTTGCGCTTGCCGTTCAAATACGCGTTGAGTTGCTTGTAACCGATGCCGAGTTGCACGGCGAGCTCGGTCTGCGTCATGTGACGGCGCACGAGTTCTAGTTTAATTTTCTGTCTGAGCATGTGTATTCACCCCTCGTTTTTCCATTTTATATTGCCGTTTGCTTGGCTTAATATGTCCAACAATTTCAAAATATATCTTATCTGTAAAATATTCATTTGGTTTTGGCATTGCATGATACTCACAATATTTTTTACTTCCATAATATTCCATTGATGAAGCGAATAGTGCTTGTTGATTTTCTCGCCACACAACATTATAAATAGTTCTTTTCCAATATTGGCTGTGATAATTGCTCTTGATGTGGCATAAAATAATGTCATTTTCTTTTATTTCAATTCCATTTTTATCTAATAGCCCTGTCGTTTTCATTTCTCATTTCCTCCTAATTATATAATAAAATTCTATGAATTCCCATACGCACGTTCCTGCTCGGAAGTATTTTAATATGTCGCGCACTTGCTCGTCGTAGTAGATATACACGGGTGCGCCGCCCTGTAACGCCTTGACGCTGTCGTATATGAGTCGGTTGTAATCGGTGTTGCGCGCCACGCACGGCCTGCGCTCAGCGATCCAGTTGCACGTCATCGCTAGCGGGTTATTAACGGATATCATCATTTACCCCCATAACTACGTAAGCACGTAGCACGTTGCCGTAGCACGGTTTATAACCACGCTCGGCGCACCAGTCGATAAATCGTTGCCACTGGATGCCTATTAATACGTCACGGTTATTCATTCTTCATCACACCATTCAGGGTAGTCGCTACCAGCTGGCGCGACTTGTCCGTGCATCAAGTCGTAGGATTTGAGCATCTTTTCGATGTAGTAATTATCGTGTCCACGCTTGAGAGCGTCAGCAATCCATTTATACTTATTAAAAATAAGTTGCTTGGGTTGAGATGTGCGTACAATGGTAACTTCCACGCCGTCGAGCATGAACGTGTCGCCGAGCTTGTGCTGGGCGTTCTGTATGATTGATTTTGTCATTTTGCAACCTCGTTTGGCACTAATTTATAAAGATAATTTGGCTGTCTTTCAATATGTAATCCGTCAACGTTTGCTTTGTTACGTGCTTTGCTTGTCATAAAATCGCCGAATTGTTCAATGTAATTATTTTCTCGTTCTTCAAGCGTGTAAACTTCTTTAGCGGTGTAGTAACCAATAACCTTATAATCGGCTGGGTATGTTGCTAATAACATCGTGCCAGTGCGTTCGTGATATTTTCCGTTGTAGAATAGTACGCTTGTTTCGTCATAGCATTTTAAAGTGTTTCTAACACAGGCTTGAATATAATCCGGTAAAGTGTTTAATGGTTGGTTTAACATTTTTATTTCCTCCTTTTAAATCTTATACCCTTATTATATACCGTTATGCGGATATGTCAACAGTATTTTATAAAAAAATACGATATTTTTTAATTATACCGTATTTTTGCGTGATTTAATTATCTGTGAGGCCCAGAACCGTGGATTTTTATACCCGCGCTGCCGGCCTATCTCGGTCAGTTCCTCGAGCGTGTGAGCCATGCCCTGACGGCGGCGAGCTACAGCGCGCACCAACTCCAGCTCGTGCGCGGCGTCCTGCTCTATCTGCTTGCGCGTCTTACCGTTATTATACCCGCAGTACGGGCACGTCTGCGCCACTCCTTTATATACGCGGTGACACGCGCCACACTCACGTACGAGTAACTCGGGCTCGGCGCTCGCGTTACGGCAGCGGTGCGACACTGTCAGCGACCACTCGCGTGGCTCGGTCGGCATACCGTGCCGGTATACGTTACCGACGAGGTCGTATATCGTCGCGCGCTTACCGGGCGCCGGTCTGAGACACCGCATCGACTGCTGGATATACAACGCGAGCGACTGTGTCGGTCTGAGCAGTATTACCGTGTCACAGTCGGGAATGTCGAAACCCTCGCCGACGAGGTCCACGCTCGACAGCACCGTGATGCGCCCTGAGCGGAAATCCTCGACGATGCGCCGACGCTCGTCCACAGGCGTGTTGCCGTCGAAGTGTGTCACTCCAAGTGAACCGAGCGAGCGCGAGAACGCGACCGACGGGCTGTATATGAGCGTCTTATGACCGGGCTTGATATAGTTTTTTATCTCACCGTAAATCTTGCTTTTTAATAACGAGGCTGTGAACTCGTCCATGTCGTAGTCAGCCCCGCGCGTCTTATATTCCAAGTCTGTCGCTCGCGGGGCGTAATAGTCATACTCAGCGAGCCAGCCCTGAACCGTGAGTGTCTCAGCGTCCGGGCCAGTTATCATCGTGTCGAATATATCACCGAGCGGTTTACCGTCACGTCGCACGGGCGTCGCCGTCAGGCCGATCATGGGTACCGTGTTAAAATACTCGATGATATTACCCCACGTGCGCGCCGTGCAGTGGTGCGCCTCGTCAAATATAATGAGTGTCGGTCGCTGGTACCGCTCGGGGTGTCGTGATATTGTCTGCACCATGCCAACGAAAATATTATCGCGCGAGATGCCGAACGCGTCGAACGTCGCGAGCGTCTGGTCAACTAGCTCGCGGCGATGTACGAGGAACCACACATAATTACCAGCTCGGTGCTGTATGTGCCTGTGCGCCATATCGGCGAAGCACACCGTCTTGCCGCTGCCACAGGGCAACACGACGAGCGGACGGCGCGCTGTTATGAACGCGTCACGGGTGCGACGCACCACGTCACTCTGATACGGCCTAAGTTGCATTATTATCACCGCCCATCACTCTGTACACCGTCAGCAGCGCGTGGCGGTTAGCACCCTTGAACACGTACGCGACATCTTCGTAGATTTTTACGACGTTGCTGTTACTGCGCTTGGCGTACTTACCGTCGTGCACCACCACGCCACGCTTGAACGCTCGGCGCACCATCATCATCGCTCGGTCTCGGTCAGTTACCCCGAGACGCTGGGCGATGCGTATATATCCGTGCCACGATATTACTATCGGTCTATATGTCACAGTACTTGTCCTTATCGGGGATTTGATAGTGGTTATCGGGCTTGAGACCGATGCCGTAATACCACACTGTGCCCCCGATGCGCTTGCGAGATTTAGGTAATTTTTTCTGCATGTTGCGACCAAACTGCGTGTGTGACATCACATATTCCGTGTTGTCCTTGGCGTAGTTCTTGAAATTCTGATACAGGTCCGACGACGACGTTCTCAAGTCGCCGCGATATTCGCACGTCTCGTCCATCCAGCGCTTAATAACGTCCATCTCGTCGCGGTACTCGTCGGTCGCGCTGGCGAACACAGCGGGCATAATTAACCCGTCACGCTGCCACAGTCCGCAACCGCGGATCATCCATGCGAGAATCTGCGGTATCTCAGCCGATAATTTATCGCCGAGTGACTTGTCCTGCTTCTCGTCCGGAATTACGACGTTGAACGGTATTGCTCTGATACGGCGCCAGATACCGTGGTCGTTACCCCTGATAACGGGCTTATAATTTGAAGCCATAAAAATTTTAAATATCGGTGTGAACTCGAACTCGTTCCCGTACAGGAACCGCGCGACAATCTTGTCGTTACCGCTCGTGAGCGATTTAATAGCGCTCTCGTTCATTTTGGCACCGATTTGTGTCTCGGACGTCACTACGTTGCGGATTTTATTCAGACGCGCTACATCGCCGAGATTTGCGTTATTTCCGTTGTGTTTCTCGAGCAATATTTCGACGTTCGACGCTGACGCATACGACCCGAGAGTCTTGTTCATAATATCAAGTAACAGTGATTTACCGTTCGACCCGTCGCCGATGAGCATAAACATACACTGCTCACGCGTCGAGCCAGTTATCGAGTACCCCATCATTTTCTGTATGTAGTCGATAGCGTCTTGGTTTTCCTCGAATATCTCATTCAGAAACTTGAGCCATAATTTCGGGGACGTGCGGTCGATTTCATACGGCACATATTTGCTGAGCATCATCTCGCGTGTCGGCTGAGTCAGCACACCGCTACGCAAGTCAACGACTCCACTCGCGGTGTTGAGCAACCACGGGTCAACGTCGAACATCTCGTTCGTCACAGGGATACCCGCGAGATGCTCGGATTCTTTCAGCATCGACACCTTGCCCGACGACGACAGCGCGCGCTTGACGTTAGCCAGCATCCCCTTTCTGATGTTCTCGTCATCGCAGGACTTCGCCTCAATTTTCATCATCTCGATAACAGCTTCGGCAAAATTCTTCACGTTGCCGAACGTGTCGTGTTGCCAGTATTTACCATTCCAGTACATCCACGATTTATTATCGACGTTATACCGTAACTGCTCGCCGAATTGCTCGATGAATTTATGCGCGTTACCCGTGTCCGTCAGCCCGAACTCGTCAATATGTGCGGTTGGCTCGCTCACGGCTGGTGGCACGTTCGTGCACGCTTTATCTAGTGTACCGTTGCGGTAATCATCTCGTTGCCATTTCTGTAAGTGTTTATCATCCTTTCCTAAATAATACGGACTCGACTCGAACGCCTCAGTGACGCGCGCTCGGTCACCGTTGAGATAATACGATAATTTCGACAGCAACGCGAGGTCGTGCCCCGACTCGTCGTCACTGTGATCGTTTGCCCACAGTGCGCTCAGCTTGGTATCCTTGCTATACCGTGCTGGCTCGAACACGGTCGGCACGTTCTTGCGCATGTATTTATTCAATATGTAAGTGATATCGACGCTCGCTATCGAGCACGCCGATGTCGAGTTGCCTGTAATAGTCACAAATTTATTCGTCTGGTCTGATATATAAATCTCGAGTCCGTTCTTGCGGTTGTTCGTATAATACACCGATTTATCCAGTGTCGTATCCGTTTTAAATATTACGCGGATACCCGTACCACTCGGCGATATCTCAGTGTATGAGCCGATATAGTCGATAATCTCGTCCGCCATCGCGGACAGTGCTCCCGTCTCAGCGTCACGGCAGTGGTCGATATCAACGGCGCTGAATCCGTTAAAGATACCGAGACCGAGTCCGCCTGTCACGCGCCCGTCGTCGCTCAGCCCGTAATATTTCGAGAAGTTGCGCACGACGGTCGCGAACGGATAAAACGTCGTCTTGTCGTTCGATTTCGCCAGACCGCCTGTCTGGGCGTCGTACGGCAGTTTTTTACCGTCCGTCAGACGCCACAGGCACCACAGCCCATTATTTTTTAACTCAGCAGGAATATTATCCCATTTCATTTTGATGCTATTCCCACGGTAATCTGTTATCGTCCGGTGCTGGTACTGGTGCGGTCGCTGTCGCGGTCGGTACTGGGCCAGTATATTTCTTAATAGCGAGCGGTTTTACCTTGCCAGCCTTGAACGACTCGATCGAGCGGTACTCACGGATTTTTACTGAGGTTTTAATTTGCCCGTCCTTGAGATATTCTTCCTCGGCGTAATTTGCGACAAAGTATTTGCCTTTTAAACAGTCGGGATTATTCCAGTCGAAGATGAAATTCTTGTTTGATTTTTCAACCGCAACGATGAACGCTGTGAAAAAGTCGATGGCTTTATCTTTATAACTGCGGTACCCGATACCCTGCGCGGGCCAGTTACCGAATTGCGCTTCTTGTCTTGTGAACTCGCCTTTCAATTCCCCGTCGGCGATATCAACGAATAATTTTAAATATTCGAGATTCGGCCAATCCTCAACGTCAACGATTTTAACGATGTACGGTCCGACTTTCAGTGACGCATAATCCGAGGCAACAACCTCGTCGATGGTCGTGCGTGTTTCATTCCAATTTTCAGGTTTCTTAATCATTATTTGACATCTCCTATGTTATAGTATTTTTTAATAGCTTGCGTGACGGCAGCGAGGTCGTTGTCGATTTCCTCATCGGCGAACATGCCCATCGGCGTCTTGGTAATTTCTTGGTTGTTACCTGTGGTTTTAAACACGTATTTATTATCGTGTTTCTCGGATTTCAGCGCGATAGTTACCACGCCTGCGATGTTGTATTTCTCATCGAGCATCTTGCCAGCCGTCATCGGGCGTTCGTAGCCGTCGGCGTCGGTGTCGATATGCATGAAGAAGTACACAATTTTATTATCGGGTAAACTGAATTTCACGAAACGGAGTAACTCGTAAAAGTTACGCGCCATCTCTGTGAATTTTTCATACCCCTTTTCAAAACATCTGTTCATGAACTCGTTCGTCATGAGATACCCCGCGTCATCAATAACGATGACGTCTTTCGGTGCTGTGACGAGCGCCTGCTTAATCTTCGCGTAGTCGTCCGACACGAACGTCTTATGCTCTGATTTAAACGGTAACTCCTTCCCCAGCACGTTAATAATAGCGACATCGCCCGGTGCGAAATTGCGCAGCGATGCCGACTTGCCACTACCTGACCGGCCTAATACTAAAACTAATCTTGCCATATTACTCCTCTCTCTCGCTTAATAGTGATGCTTGATACTGCTTACAAAAATCTCGTGCTTGACAATACCGGCTGCATTTACGGTCAATGCCTCGGCGTACCTCGACGGTCTGTGACAGCGCCGCAGCCTCGGCGTACGTGTCGCATATCTTAATGGCGCGGCTCTTACCCATCGCGGCGAACCTGTCGCCTGAGTTCCAGCGCTCGGCCTCGGTGCACGGTGGCACAGTGCCAGCTGCCAGCACGGCGATGCGCTCACGGATATATTGCTCGATTTCCTGCATGTCGCTCACTGTCACGTGATATTCCCACGTCACGAGTGGTGTGGCTGGATATGACGTGCGCCGTTCGAGGTCGCTCGCCGACCAGTCTTTTAATAAAATATGGAACTGTAACCGCTCGACGTGCTTGCCAATCCGAGCGAGTAACCACGCATACATGAGCCCTTGCTTGCGGTAGTCGTCATAATCGGCCATGAGCACCTTATACACGCTCGCCGTCTTATAATCTACCAACGAGCACGTCTCGGCGTCATACAGGTCATATTGCCCTGTGAGTGTGTACCCAGCGATAATATCGGCACGTAATCGGATCTCCGACTCGCCACTGCCATCGAATTTCGCGAGGTAGTCGTGCACAGCCGTGCCGATAATGAGGTTGACATACTCGCTCGCATCTTGCTCGATGCGGTTAAAATTCTGACGCGTGAGCACGATTTCCTGAATCGGTTTCAGTAACTCAGTCACCGAGTACTCGCCGTCGACTGGCACGCGGATGCCGTCCTGAATAGCGCGCATAAACGCCACGGGTAAATTATTCGAGTTTGTTATCAACATCGGTCGTCACCTCCGGCAAATCGGTTGTCATCATCCCCCTGAGTTCTACGGTCGTGGTCTTGTAATATTTAGCCAGCGCGCGCAGGATTTTCGACCCGACAATCTTGCCCCGCTCGGTGTTGTAAATTGACACATACGACAACCCAGTTCTTGCCCCGAGTTTTATGAGTGTCAAATTTTCGGCTTCCCGTTTCTCACGTAGCCATCTTCCTAGTTCATTCATTTATTCATCACCTTCCCCTTGCACCATAATATTATCATACCACCCTAACACTGTCAACAATTATTTTTATAAATTTAAATTGGCCGTGCGTACTGTCAGGACGATTTAATGCTTTTTTATAATCTTTCTATATAATTTTCTCTCGCGTAATGAAAATATAAAAATGATAAAAACCATCCTGACTGTACGCAAAAATAGCCGTCAAGGTGCGCGCGCACGCGTACGCACGGGGGCGGACGTGACGGGTGCGTCATGCGGGCGGACGTGCGGGTACGCGGACAGCATAAAAAAAACGGCCCGGAGGCCGTTATATATTATGCGCGTGCTTCAATTTCTACCGCTTGCGTGACAGCGTTAATTCTTACTGGCTCGACTGGTTTAACGAATTCGCACAGGAAGTCTTGACGAGCTTGATATGCGTTTTTAAGTTTATTACACTGCAAGTGGGTGAACCTGTAAGCGTTGAATATCGCGAACGCGATCGTCGTGCCGTTCGACACGATTTCATAAAACAGGTTGTTCATCTCACCCATCGCAAATATCGTGAACAACGCCGAGAAGATAGCGCCGTTAATAGCAATATTAATATTTTTAATAGCGAGGTCGGTTTTTTCATTAACAACCATACTCGGGTGCGCGTGCTTCGTGACGTCGTTATTTAACATTATGTGGTTATAATCCAAGCGTTCATATTTAATATGCCCGTTAATAGCGTTTTTAACCACTTTGCGCAATCTTTTACTCTCTCTGCGTGTCAACATATACTCCGCGCATAACGTGTCTATATCGGCCGTTTTGACATCTTCGTAACGCAGCGCCGATGTTATTTTTTGAATAGCCACGTTAGCGGCCTGAGCGTAGCGCGCGGCGTTACCGTCCGCGATGTGTTTGCGCACGACAGCTTGCCCACCATTTTTATATACGCTCGTGACGTAGCGCGCGTAATCTGAGAACGTCGCATATAACGACGACTTGGAATCCGCGCGACGCGTGAGCATGTTATTAAAATAAATGATGTTGAACGTCAGCACGGAAACGAGCGTTTTCAGAGCGACGATAACCCAAAATTCAAGCGTTATAATTCGCTCAGGGTGATATACGAGCGACGACGCGATGGATACCAGCGCGATAGCGATGATGATGAACGCGTACCCGACGCCCGACCGCCAGTTAATTTTACTCATAAGTGTATCGCCAGACTCTCGGCCCCAGCCTCAGCGCGCGCCTCGACGCGCATTTTCTCGTCTGAGTAAGCACTGTGGAATTTCAGCGCGCGGTTACCGAGCGAGGAAAATATCATAAAAATTATATACCCGACCAGCGCCGCGAGGATAATGAAGAATAAATCATTTATAATCGGCTCGAGGAAATACACGATACCGAGCAGTACCCCGAGAAATATCACGGTTGAAAATCGCTTGTCAATTTGCTTGAACGCGCCAGCGATGAGCGCCACGCAAAATATAAGCCCCATAATAAGGCCCATGGCGAGGTCAGGCGTCTGTGTCGGTGTGAAATACTCCGCGCGATTTATAAAGAACCATACGCCCATGGGCGCGAGCATGCCCGCGACAGCGAGCAGCCAGAACCCGATACCCCAGAATATTTTATTCCGTGCCATCAGGTACCGCCTCCGTACCGAGCGTGATTTTCAGTAATTCATTCAGGCGTGCGTCGCGTTCCTGCAGTGTCGTTATCATCGCACGCACGTTATCGGACAGCGTGGCATTTTCAGATATGAGCGTGCTTATCCGCTCGGACTGTGTGATGATGGTCGCCTGTGCGTTGTGCTCGAACCTATCGAGCGTGGCGTAAATCTGCGTTGCGGACTCGGCCGATATCTTGTTAGCCGTGCGTAACTGTTCGACCTCGGCATCGAGTTTGCTACGTAATTTTTTTAAAATAGCCCACCCGAGAGTAACAATGGTGCCTGACGAGATGAACGACAGCACGGTCGCGACCGCCCAGTCCTTAATCTGTTGCGCGGTCTCGGTTACGGTCGGTAACTCGGCTGCGTATACAGGCGAGATAGCCAGCATGATACCGAGAGATAACAGAATTACGAGTGATAATTTTCTCATTTGTCTAAGCCCCCTGACATGAACGCCACGATGAATTTGTTAATTTTGCGATTTATACCCGTCTCGATATTGGTAATCTGTTGAGACAAGCGCGCGATAGTTTCTGTCTGCTCGATCATAATCGCATCGAGCGAGCGCCCGTTAATTTCGAGCGTTGAAGATTCAACCCATTTAAGCGTCTCACCGTGACCTCTTATTGCAATTTTCATATAATTAAACCCCCATAATATATAGTATTTATTGTGAAACATGTAGGCGGTTATACGCTACCGCCAAACGTGAAATTGTTAAAATGTTTTGGAATAGTGAATGTCAAATTCGTCAACAAGCAAATCGCCCGTATAGGCATTATCATCACGGTATAACTTAATAATGAGAACCGATGAGTCCGTCTTGCCCGTTCCGTCAATAGCCGCAGCACCGTAAATCTTGTTAGAGATAGTGCCTGTTGACCACGTTGCCGTGTTCACGTTCATCGTGTAAGTCGTGAATGATGATGGTATTGCTGTTGCCGATGGGTTATACCACTTATAATCCATCTTCATAACAGGTTGTCCAGCGCCAGCAAGTCGGCAGTGCACGTGTGGGATAATATCGCTGTCAGGCACTCGCTTGTGCGGTAACTGTGCCACGATATAAACAATTTCAGTTGCGTCATTTTGCGGGAATAATAACCCGATGTTCGTATAATCAAAATCCGGCTTGCTCGTCGCACCTTGCTTTAAAACCGTTACTGGAAAACGCAAATCTTCTGTTTCGCCAGCGTCAATAACGACTTGCAAATCTTTAACGTATTTAACCGCAAACGCGCTCTCGTTAACGAACGTACTTGATGTCACATCAATCGTCATGGCAGCGCCCGTCTGTTTTAGATAACCGATAACTGTCGTTTCAACAACTTCGGTCAGCGGTACAACGACAGTGATAGGGTTAGCGAGTAAGTATGTGTATAACTCAGCGAGCGTATCGGCCGTCGTGTTGGGCAACTTGATACTGAAATAGTGCATGTCGTTGTCAGCGTCCTCGTAGAGCGTGACGGACGCGGTGTCAGCGATGTGAGTAAATAACGATACTTGGGCTGATGGTAGCGTGTACGCGTCCTCAGTGCCAGCGCCGTCGCCGTCAAGTGGTATTACTACACCGATAGGATTTGCTGCTAAGTACGTATATAACTCGCCGATAGTGTCCGCCGTTGCGTTCGGTAATCCAACATATAAATATGTCGAGTCAACGTTGAGCGCAAGCCCCGTGCCGATGGCTGCGTCCGAGCCGTCCGCGATGGTGTTATAAGCCACGACCGTCAGCGGTGTGTTAGCCAAGATCGTTGCAGCGGTGTCAATCGCCCACGTTTCAAGCCCAGCGGGTAACGCGATACGGAATAGCGTGTACGAAGCCCCGACCGACATAGCCGACCAGCCAGATGATGTCGGTAAGTTAGCTCGGTATGTCTGTGTGACGAACGGCGCGATAGTTTCAGCCGTGTAAATGTCCTCAAGCCTGATAAAGAATCTCGTGTGTGTCGTCCCGACCTTGCCCAGCGACCAGTAACCAGCGCCCGTTGGCAGAGCAATTCTCGCTGCCCGTAGCGTTAATTCATGCACCCTCTCGCCCGTAGATGCGCTGACGTAAGTGTCGTATTCGTCTTTTGCCCCACTCGGTAATGAGTTTAAATACCCAATGCCTGATAGGTCTAACGAGCGCGTAATCGTTCCGTCAGTGGACGTGATAGTCAGCGGTGAAAATGAC